ATGGATACTCATTTCTTCAGTATTCCCATGCGCCTCGTCTGGGATAACTGGCAAAAATTCAACGGAGAACAAATCGACCCCGGCGACTCTATTGATTACCTAATCCCTACTACTTCCGCTCCAGCTATTACTGGCTACGAGGAAGGAACAATCTCCGACTACTTTGGTATCCCCACTAAAGTAGCTGGCCTCGAACACTCCACTTTGTGGCATCGAGCCTATAACCTCGTCTGGAACGAATGGTTCCGAGACGAAAACCTTCAAGACTCTCTAACAGTCTCTCGCGGTGACGGCCCCGATCCCTCAACCGACTACACTATCCAACGCCGTGGCAAACGCCACGACTACTTTACTTCGGCCTTACCATGGCCACAAAAAGGCGCAGCCGTACAACTACCACTCGGTACTTCTGCACCAGTATCGTCGGATCAAACTAGTGGTAACCACGTATCCGTTTTCTCTACTGACGCAGATGCACAACGTCGGTTGTTTACTGATACTTCAGGAGCATCTGGCCAATTAATGATGGCTGGCACTCCGGGCTCTGCAACTGAATCGCTCTACGCTGATTTATCTGACGCTACGGCAGCAACAATAAACGAACTGCGTCAAGCATTTCAAATACAGCGGCTACTCGAGCGTGACGCTCGCGGCGGCACTCGATACATTGAATTAATAAAATCTCATTTCGGCGTAACCTCTCCAGACGCCCGACTACAACGCCCCGAATACCTTGGCGGCGGCTCTACTCCTGTAAATATCCACCCAGTAACACAACAAAGCGCCACTGGCGCTGCAACCCCTCAAGGTAACCTAGCAGCATTCGGAACGGCCGCATTAACCAATCACGGCTTTTCTAAATCATTTACCGAACACTGCTTAATCATCGGTCTCGTATCTGTACGTGCCGACCTAACTTACCAACAAGGCCTAAACAGAATGTTCTCTCGTAGTACTCGCTACGATTTCTACTGGCCTGCACTATCTCATCTCGGCGAGCAAGCCGTACTCAACAAAGAAATACTAGCGGACGCAACTGCTGTTGACGACCAAGTTTTCGGCTACCAAGAACGATATGCCGAATACCGCTACAAACCATCTATAATAACGAGCCTCTTCCGCTCTAACGCCACAGCTTCCCTCGACGCTTGGCACCTGTCTCAAGAATTCGCATCAGTACCGGCACTTAACGCGTCATTTATTGAGGACAACCCACCGATCGACCGCATCGTTGCTGTTCCATCTGAACCCGATTTCATCTTCGATTCACACATGTCACTCAAATGCGTCCGTCCAATGCCTGTCTACTCAGTACCAGGCTTAATTGATCATTTTTAATTAGGAGTAAAAATATGTCCGTAATGTCTGCTATAGCAGGACTTGCAAAACCACTACTTGGCGGACTAATCTCTTCTGCGGGGTCCCTACGGGGACAACGCATTAGTCGAGATTCCACTGCTAAACAAATGCAATTCCAAACCGCTGCAAACGCTAAACAAATGGCTTTCCAAGAAAGAATGTCCAACACTGCCCATCAACGGCAAATAACCGACCTGAAAAAAGCAGGTCTAAACCCAATCCTCTCATCTAAATACGGAGGCGCAAGCGCTCCATCCGGTGCAACTAGCTCCGGTGCCTCTTATCAAGGCGATACAAATATTGGCGAAAAGGCAGTTAACTCTGCCGTTAGAATTAACCGCCAAGAAGTCGAATTAAATAATATTCGACAACAAACAGAACTCAGCAGAGCACAAGCTGCAAAAACTCGTGCCGAAACTGCTAATCTTCCACTAACTGGAAAAAATATCCAATCCCAAACTTATCAACTCGAAGCTATGCGAGGTTTGATAGATCAACAAACTCAAACTAATAAAACTCAAAGGAAATTGTACCAACAACAAATAACTAACTTGAAAACCACTAATAATCTTCAAGGTTTTCTGGCAGAAATACAGCGAATTAACGCTATGGCTGCCACTGGTCAAGCTGACGCAGTTGTTAATGCTGCCAAAGAATATGGCGTGGATGGCAATCTAATCTGGTCTTTAGTTAAAGACGTAAAATCAATATTTGGAATCAAATAAAATGAAAAAACATAATTTCCGCACCCCATATACTGGCCACGTCTCTGTACCATTCGAGACTACCGGCCTCTCACTAACTAAACAGTCCTTTAAAGACGAATGTGATGTAAACAACATTCTTAGAAACTACAATAAAACGGGCGTAATGCCCGAAAACTTCAATCCGGGCGAATTCCGTGATGTCACCGGAATCGACTACCAAGAATCAATGCAGATGGTCGCATCTGCCTCTTCTATGTTCAACGATCTTCCTAGCGCTCTCAGGAAGCGTTTTAAGAACGATCCAGCTGAACTTTTAGCCTTCACCTCAGATGATAAAAACATCGAGGAGGCCTATAAACTCGGCCTCTTGCGTGAAGACTACGAATCACCTCAACCAACCCCTCAAACGGCTGCGCCGATTGATGAAACAAGCGAATAGCGCGTTAGAAAAAAGGGCCCTTAAACAGGCCCGCCGACAATTCCTACTTGATGTAATTGTCCTAGGTGACACCCAACTCTGGTGTACACCTAAAAAACGTGGTTTACTAACCACTCTTAAACTACTAATAACCAAACTAAAAAGGTACTACTATGAAACGAAACAAAATGTCACGCAAAAGCTCAAAACGTTCTTTTAAAAAAGGAACTCGTGTTCATAACAAAAATATTCAAGGCACCTCAGCAATTATGCGCGGAGGTATAAGATTATAATGCCTTGCTATTTCCCACTCACTGGCTATCGCTCTGATGTGGTAAACTTCAAAACTGGCAAACGCGGCTTGGTCTTCAAACAAGAGCATGCCCAATGGCCTCTAACCGAAGTAACAATTCCTTGCGGCTCCTGTATTGGATGCCGCTTTGAACGCTCCCGTCAGTGGGCGCTTCGCTGCGTCCATGAAGCTAGTCTTCATGACGAAAAATGTTTCTTAACATTAACTTACGACCCAAAGCACTTACCTAAAAATAATTCCCTCAATAAACGCCACTTTCAATTATTCATGAAACGTCTACGCAAACACTATCCCGATAAAAAAATCGGTTACTACATGTGCGGAGAATATGGCGACAAAAACTCCCGTCCACACTACCATGCCTGCATCTTTGGCATGGAATTTATGGATAAAACCTTCCATCAAAATACTAAAAACGGAGATAAATTATACATATCAACAACACTTTCAAAACTCTGGCACTCACATGATAGAAAAACACGTGAACCCGTTACTGGTGGCTTTTGCACCATCGGGGAACTAAACTTTAAAACAGCAGCCTACACGGCTCGCTATATCATGAAAAAAATCAACGGCAAAAAAGCCGACGAACATTACCGCTATACAAACGAAAAAACGGGTGAAGAATTTCAAATCGAACCCGAATATACTGCAATGTCTCTTAAACCTGCTATCGGCAAAAACTGGTATCTAAAATTCAAAACAGATGTCTACCCAACTGACGAAGTCATAATAAAAGGCATGGCAATGCAACCACCTACCTACTACGATAATCTACTCGAACAGGAGGAACCCCACTTACACGAAATAATAAAACATGAACGGCTCTTAAACGCCAAAAAATACTCTAAAGATAACACCCCTGAACGCCTACACGTCAAACATAAAGTAAAACAGGCACAGGCTAATCTTCTAAACCGAACTCTTGAGGAAATCTAACATGTTACAAAAACTATTCTCTATCTACGACTCAAAAGCTGAATCTTTCAGCAATCCCGTATATTTAAGCTCAACCGGCCTAGCCGTACGCACCTTCTCAGACTCTGTCCAAGATCCAGACTCTCAATTCGCAAAACATCCTGCTGATTATACGCTCTTCGAGCTGGGCACCTACGATGACCAAACAGCAGAATTTAAACTATTACCAACCCCAAAATCTCTATTTATCGCAATAGAATTCATTACACCAACCCTTAAGGAAGCAAAATCATGAAAAGCGTAATGACCCATAACTTCAGCCAAATTCCCAAGGCTGATATTCAACGATCGTCTTTCGATCGCTCTCACGGCGTAAAGACCACCTTTGACGCCGGAAAACTAATTCCAATCTTAGTCGACGAAGCACTGCCCGGCGACACATTCAAACTTAACATGACGGCCTTCGCCCGTCTTGCAACACCTATCAATCCCATCATGGATAACATGTACATGGATACTCATTTCTTCAGTATTCCCATGCGCCTCGTCTGGGATAACTGGCAAAAATTCAACGGAGAACAAATCGACCCCGGCGACTCTATTGATTACCTAATCCCTACTACTTCCGCTCCAGCTA